CACTTCGCTCAATGTTTTCAAGGTTGAAGGATCTGGAAAGGTGGTTGATTCAACCAGCGAAGAGAGGAAGATCACAGAAAAAGTCATCAGGTCTCTCATAGGAACCTCAGACGACTGTTTGTTGACGAGCGTTGCAGCACAAGACGACGTCAAGCTGTTCATAAACCAGGGCACAACAAAACGTCGACGTGATCTCATAAGGTTTCTTGACCTTGACATATTTGACAGGATGTATGACCGTGCAAAAGATGACGTCAATGTCAGCAAAGGAAGCTTGCGTAGCATCCCAGAACGTGATTGGGATGAGCTTGAGCGTGTTGCTACACAAAAGCTGAGCAAGATTTCAGATGACATATGTCACCAAGATGAGCTAGCACACGATGCAAACGTTAAGCTGCTTGAGATCCAAGCGAAGCTGTCTACACACGGCAAGCGTGAGGTTGTCTCTGCGTCCAAGGTTGATGCTCAGCGATCTGTTGTTTCACAGGCCGAGCTAGCGCTGGACGCAACAAACAAGAAGATCAAAAAGCTCAATGATGACGTTGTGCTCTACCAAGAAAAGATAGGGTCGATCGACCAAATCCTTCCAGAACATAACATTGCTGATCTGAGGAAGCGATTGGATGCCCAACGAGACATTGAGGCATCATTGGTAGATTTCAAGCATGTCCATGAAAGGGAGGTCCAGCAGCTCAAATTGCAGGAGAGATCGCTCAAACTGTTGAGTGATGTTCCGTGCGGTGATGCATTTCCAATGTGCAAGTACATAAAGGATGCATACCAGCACAAAGACTCAATGGAACAACAGCGAATACGTGTTGATGAAGTCCTGAAGAAGCTTAACGATGTGCAGGTCTCTCTTATCGAGCTCAAGAAAGAGGGCGTTGAAGAGAAGATAGGCAAGGTTGAAAAGCTGATCCAGCTGCAATCAAAGCTCAAGGTTGATGTGTCTTCAAAGAGTGTTGAGCTGGCAAAGCTTGATGCCCAGCGCTTGAACCTTGAGGCCAACATTGAAACATCAAAAGCGCGCCTGTTTGAGCTGGAAGCATTGATGAAGAACGACGAAAATGCTGAGCTCATTGACCTTCACAACGCAGCAAACACGTTACGAGCTGCGATCAAGACATGTGACGCCGAGAGGTTGAGGCTGGCTTCTGAGACAGGACGGGTGCAATCAGACATTGAAAAGGTCAGAAGTGACTGCAAGAAGAGGCATGATCTACTGCAACAGATGAAGGCTCATGAGCTCATTGCTCAAGCTTTTTCGAAGAAAGGCATTCCAAACCTGATCATCACTTCACAGCTGCCGTTGATCAATGCTGAGATTGCAAACATACTGCATGGCATTGTTGACTTTGTCATTGAGCTTGAGGTCGATGATGACAGCGATTCTCTGGAGATCTACATAGACTACGGCGACAGCCGGCGGACGATCGAGCTAGGCAGCGGCATGGAAAAGATGATTGCATCCATAGCAATACGTGTTGCGTTGACAAACGTTTCATCGCTGCCCAAGTCTGATATGCTCATCATCGATGAGTGCTTTGGAGCGCTCGACGAAGCTGGTGTGGAGTCCTGTAACAGGCTACTCCAGTCACTGAAGAAGTACTTTCGTGTTATCCTTCTCATATCGCACTCAGATGGCATCAAAGACTCTGTTGACAACGTGCTTGAGATCAGCAAGGTTGAAAAAGATGCTATTGTGATGTACAATTGACATGTGCCCTGGCAGCCCTACCTCAAGAACCGGTTGATAGAAGAGCGCCCTGAGGGGTTTGTTGTCATCGTTCCAGATGGCTTTGCGCCCCCAATCCCTCTGTCGTGTCCAGTGTGCAGCTATTTGTTGCGATCGCGTGACGATGAGCTAGCATACCGTGAGTTCTCTTGCTGTGACTGGTGCGCTCGTTTATGGGCCCATGCAAGGCGAAAAGAATGGAAGGATGGCTGGAGGCCGGCACAGGAGCAGGTGTCTGGTGCAGAAGCTGAAAGGACGCCATTGTCTATCGTTTTTGAAGTTGACTGACAGAGCCATACTTACAACGAGGAGCTGTGCACAATGGCAGACATCGATTTTTCAGCAATCCAGCAATCGTTTGACACAACATGGGGCCGTAGCTCGACACCAAAGACTGCTTCATACTCTGTCAAGCTGTCGTTGTTGGGCCCGGACAGGTTGCTCGTGTCGTACCAGGCTGTTGTGAACTTTGGCACAGAGCGCGAGATGATTGAGATGAAACGCAAGTATGCTGTTGAATCACAGTCAATCATCAAAGAAGTTCTCAAAGCAGTGAAGGCAACGTACAAAGAGATCACGGGGTCTGCGTTGAAAACAAAAGAAGTGTCGTCTGCTGACAACATTGAGATCATCAACTTCAATGTGCATAACCCCAGGAGGACCGCCTACTACAGGCGTAAGGCGGTTGTAGAAATCGCATGAGCAACAACCAGCAACAGCTGATCTCAAAAGCACAGCAAGTCAAAGAAATAGTTCGTTGCGGCAAAGACCCCGTCCATTTCATACGAAACTGGGTCTATATACAACACCCAAAGCAGGGAACCATCAAGTTTACCACACATCCCTACCAGGATGAGTGCATAAGGGCATTCCAGGAACACAGGCTGAACATAGTCCTCAAGGCACGACAGCTTGGTTTGACAACGCTTAGCGCTGCATATGCTTTGTGGTTAGCGATCTTTCACAAAGACAAAGCAATACTGGTCATTGCAACGAAGCTTGCCGTCGCGATCAACTTCATCAAGAAGGTCAGGTTTGCAATGCAGCACCTGCCCTCATGGCTCATGCTGCCAAAACCAGACCCAACGAACCAGAAGATACAGTTCAGCAACGGTTCATCTATCACTGCAATCCCAACGTCACAGGATGCTGGCCGAGGAGAGGCACTTTCACTGTTGATCGTTGATGAATGTGCATGGGTTGAACAGTTTGCTGATATCTGGACGGGCCTGGCTCCAACGTTTTCTGTTGGTGGCAATGCAATCCTCATGTCAACACCAAACGGTGTTGGAGGCCAGTACTATCGCTTGTGGATAGATGCAGAAGCTGGTGTCAATGACTTCAATCCGATCAGGCTCCCGTGGCAGGTGCACCCTGAACACGACCAGGCTTGGTATGAAAAAGAGACCAAGAGCATGTCAGTGCGCAAGAGGTCTCAAGAGTTCGACTGTGACTTCATAACTTCTGGTGACACATTTCTCCAACCTGATGACCTTGAATACTTGCGTGCTAGGATTGTGCCTCCAAAAGAGAGGACTGGGTTCGATCGAAACATCTGGGTGTGGCAGGACCCGTTTCCGGGCAAACGATACGTGATCTCTGCTGACGTTTCTCGGGGTGACGCGAGAGACTTTTCTGCGTTTCACATCATTGAGAACGAGAGCTGTGAGGTGGTTGCAGAGTACATGGGGAAGATACCACCGGAGAAGCTGGCTGATGTGTTGGGCGAGTGGGGAAAGAAGTACAACAATGCTCTGTTGGCGCCAGAGAACAACACGTTTGGTTACTTTGTCAACACAAAGCTCAGGGATGTCATCGGATATAGGAAGCTCTACTATGATGGCCATGATGACTGGCAGACATACATGCCGTTTGATTCATCAGAGCTTCCCGGGTTCTCGACGAACGCTAAGACACGGGTGCAGATCCTGACAAAGCTGGAAGAGCTGATCCGCAACAAGTCAATAAAAGTCTACTCTCAGAGGTTCTATGACCAGCTCCAGGGGTTTGTCTGGAACGGCAACAGGCCCCAAGCTAGCAAAGACAGCTATGATGACCTAATCATGAGCCTTGCGATAGGATGCTGGCTTGTGAGCGGTGCGAATGGGCTCTCCCAGAGCGCGATTGACATGTCGTATGCAATCCTCAGCGCTTCATGTGTTTCGCGGCGGACGATAGACAGCATGCCTGGGAACATAAACGAAGCAAAGCCGCTTGTCAGCCCCAACCTCCTCGGCATGAATGCCCATAGCATGTATAGGCCCAGGGATCTATCGGGCGTTCCATCGTCCAGCCCAATCACACGTAGCGTCTCCGACTTTCGTTGGTTGCTGAGGTAATAGTTA